ACTTCAGAGAAGGTACCCGATTAACAAAGCATAACTGTTAACGTGTATTACGTCAAATTATTTCATTGGTTTCTTTTGTCGCATTTTCATTCGGGCTTTAGCCGCAGCTTTATAGCCTTCCTTTGTATATGCAAACTTTTTTTTGCCAACCTTAGGCATAATCATTTACCTCTTTTTTGCTGTCTTTGCGCTTTGCTTAAAAGCCTTTGCAGTTGGTGCGCCTTTACTGCCAGGTTTACGCATTTTTTCTCCACTGCCACTAGCTATTCTGGCTTTTTTAGCTGCGATGTTTGCGTATAATCCTTTCTTTGCCATTAGCCAAACTCCATCAGTATGTTACTGAACCACCCTTTGATATGGGCCATCACCCACAACTTGTTCCCACATTTGCATCACTTTCCTATCGTACTCAGGATCAACAGCACGAAGCAATTGACCACTCTCATGTTTTTTCTGCATCGCCTCAAGCACTTCTTGTTTAGTAATGCCTGACTCGTTAACGCCACCATCTATCGGCAGCTTCTTCGGAGCTAACGTCTTAATCATGAACTCAGCCACTGCAACGCTGTTAGCACTGCTCACCAGGTTACTGAATCCATCGTATTGCTCTGGTGTCATATTCGCCCTTGCAAACCGGGTTAATGATTCAACACGCTTACCAGCGTCCTGCCCTAACGCTGCCATCTCCTGCTCTTTGCTGACTTCTTGAAATGCTTTTTCATTGGCGGTTAACAACTCCCACGCAGAATCAAAATATTCCTGATTCATGTTCGCTTCACTAGCAAACGTCTTTAAGTTGTTAAACAACAAGTCATCCTCTGGTACACCCTCTGGCATTTGATAGCCATCTTTGGGCGCTCCCGTAAACCCACCGAACTTTTTTTCCAGTTCGTTGTACGCTCTCGCTTGTTCCGACACGCTGGTATAACGAGAGTTCTGATACCAATCAGGGACTTCACCGTTACCCTTAACACCCTCTGAGAGAAAATACTCACCTTCCGCGAGAACCGTCTGATCCGATGTATCTAACAGACTTTCCGGCTGCGCTTCCTCAGTTGCTTGCTCAACTGCTTCTTCTGCCATGCTCAACTCCACGGTAGTTCAATAATCTGTCTGCTCTTGGGTGGCCTCTGGTATTTCATATTAATCTTTGCTAACCGCCTCCCCCCGTTAATCATTGATAGTTCATTCACATCAATCCATGCCCGGTGCTGCTTATTGCCTTCCTTGTCGTTTTGATAACACCGAAACGCTCTAAACTTCTCAATATATTCAAAGTAAACAAACCCATACTGTTTACCCAATGCTTGCAGCCAATCCATATTTAGGCCAATCTTTTCTAACTTCGCTTGGCGGCCTTTTTCAATCTGTACCTTGATCTTTTTTGCTCTGGGCTTTTTCTCTGTCATAAGATTGCTGCCTGACTGATTTGATTTGCTATGTACTTAACCACCCCGCCTTCGCCATTGTGATAAGCCGCCTCGTACTCAATGTTCTGACTGCCCAGGCTAGTGTTGTTTTCCCACACAAACCGGGTTGTTAAATCCTGTAACACTCGCTCACCATCCGGCCCCTCAAAGACACGATGATATGCTTGCGCTAATTCCGCTTGCTCCCTGCGCTTTTCGGCATTAGCCTTCTTTGCTTCCTCTTCATCCATTAAGCCATCAAGGTTGTCCCAGGTCACATCACTGGCCCACCTTGACTAACTTGCATACCCTGTTGCGCTGCCTCTGCACCCGCTTGAATGATTTGCGCTTGCTCACTATCAGACCGCACCAACTCAGCCGGGACACCCATCTTCTCGGCAACCCAGGGGCCGAACTGTTCTAGCTTGAAACCGATCTTCGCCTGGTCAGGGCCAGCGTTAGCCATGACAAACTGAACCGCTTGCGATACGTTAACCACATCCTGATCATCTTGCGCCCTGGCGAGTGGCGAAGTAAATTTGATCTCAACCTCCTCACCGTTTAAAACAAGCGGCTGGATAAGACCACGCCTTCCAAGTATGTAAGTCACACGCTGTAATATTGGGATCAGCACCTCAGTCTGTAACCGACCAAACGCGGAACCAATCCGCTTTGCCAACTCCCTTGATTCAATCGCAACCTCTGTCGCTGACCGCACAGGCGCAGTTGGATCACGCAGATCATTGAACAGACTCTTCTTGATTGATGCTTGCAAGTCTTGAACTTCAAACTGCACCAGACTGAGATTAGCACCTGTATCCAATCGCTGAATTGATGGGTTAGAGGAATTGTTCGACCCGACAGGTATGACAACGCCCGGACTAATCGAGATGTTATAGGGGTTAGTAACACCATCATCCGTAGCTGTATACATACCCGCCAGGTCAATAGCGGCTTTCTGCAGGACAAATTCTTTTATCTTATTGAGTGAGCGCACATCAGGTAATGATTGCAATGCCGGGCCGCGGCCTCGTATCTCACCAGACACCTTTGAATAACGGCCTGTCACCCAGGGACTCGATGGCCCGAAGTCTTCCTTCCAACTGATGCGATCCTCCGACTTGACCCACACACAGCCGTAATACGTTTTAGTCTGGGGGATATACACCACGCCCTCACTGACATCAATTTCGCTATCCGGGGCAGTCTTGATCTGATCTTGTATGGATTGGCTAGGCTTGAATCCTACCCACATCCTTTCAAGATTGCGGGCCTTGACTTTAAACCTACGCCAGTGCGTTTCGATTGTGCCAAACGGCCCCTCTTCAAACGCAATACCTTTCTGCGGGATCGCATTAAAAACGATCGGCATATTGTCATCATCATCCTCGTCTATTCGTAATGTGCCTGTGCCTATCAATAGATCAAGTGCATGCTCATAAAACTGAGTCGCAAAGTTTGACCGATTGATATAATCAAATGTGATCTCTGCTTGCTTCTCCAGGTTATCGCGTATGTCCTCTTCGCTGACATCAAACTCGCCTGTATCCAATAACATCTGGATCATGTTCGATGGTTGAAAGGTTGCCCACCGCGCCCAGATCGGGGCCACATTCTCTTGGAGCTTCGATGCGCCCTGCTGTATTGCCTCTAATGCCGTACTATCAAAGATGCGCTCCATCTTCTTCTGACCGGGTTTGTTATCGTTAAACAAGTTTCGGTTAGGCAGGAAGTATTCGTAGGCATCATCTAGCTGATCACGCCACATCGCCATGCGCTCAAACGCTTTAGCTTCTCGCGTCTTCAGATCGTTTAACGTGCCTAGCTCTTTGGGCAATTCCATTATCCGATGCTCCGACCACCACCGCCCCCGCCAGTAAACCGACTGGGGATCATGGAGCCGTAATTGTTTCTGCCAGGATTCGGGTTAAAGGTTGTCTTAGCTTTTGGCCCACCTTTCGCCAGCAGCGACATATTGCCAGCCGCACCACGCTTGCCAGCCTTCTCCCGCTTTTGCTTTTCCTCCATCTCCTCATCGAGCATCGCTTGATTCGCACGTTGAGCAGCTAACTCCATTGCGCTAGGCTCTGGCGGTTTAGGTGCTTTCGGTTTTAAAAATCCCATTGCGCTTCTCCAAATATTTGTAGAGCTGATAAGGCGTAATAATGAACGGATTTGAAATGCCGAGTATTTGCTTGGTATGACCCACGCAAGTATTTAGCATGAATAATCCCTTCTTACTGTCCTCTGATTCAACCCGCATTAAATAACCTTCTTCGATTATCTCATTTATTTTTGAAAGTGTATACAGCTCAACGCCAATTGTATTTCTCGCATAAATAATGAAGTGCTGGCGGTATGCTTTGATGACAAAACAATGCTTGATACCTTTCTTGAGAAACGGACTCCACCAGTGCTTTTGCGTATCAGTAAAGCATACATGATAGACCTCACCACACATTAACAGCTAACTTCGCCTGATGGACTTTAGGCCGTATCCCTGCCGCCATCGTTTCCGTCCAGCCAAGAGCCAACGTCTGCAATGCATCAGCACCATGACTTGCCCAATCATGCACTGGGTTATCACGAAAGCAATTGTGTTTAGCATCCCATTCCCGGTGGTAACTGCCCAAGCAGTTCAAACCATGCTCACACCGATCCTCATCAATCCACAGCCGGGGAAAGATTCTTCGGGTTGCCTGTATGCCTTCAGCCTTCTTAGCTGGACGCTGAACCGTTCTAAAGGTTAACCCCATATCCCTAGCGGTTTCCTTTCTGCTGCGCCCGGTGGTCAATTCCCGTACTTCAATATCATGCGGAGCCAAATGCGTCCCAAACATAACCCAGTGCTTGGTGGCGTAATTGTTGAGCCATTGGATGTAATGCTCCATCCCCTTGCCAGAGTTCTCGTAATAGTCAATCAGCCTCAGTTCTTTACCAAATGATTGCAGCAACCAGATGCACATATTGTCGGATATACCCAGGTCCCACGCTGTATGCACAGGCAATGAGTGTTCAATCGGGAGCTTACAAATGCGCTTCTGTTCTTTTGCAATGGCGATCTGATCCGCGAAGTATGCGCCCGGTATTAACGCTTCAAACGATCCATAATATTCTTGCTGAAGTATTGCCTCTTCAACACCTTCTTGGCGTTCTTTCTCGATGACATCCAATGAGATGACAGGCGTACCATCCTCCCGCTGCGTGTCCATTACCGATAAGTTTTCAGTAAACCACCCCTCCGCTTTCTTTGCCATGTTGAACAAGGTATACCCGTGATTCTTGCCCCTGGGCGTATAGATGAATATGGCCCAACCGTTGTTCTCTGCAAGCATTGGCCTGATGTAGTTCCACGCATTCGGATCACACAAACTCCACTCTGAGAAGATCACACCCACCGGGTTAGAGCCTACCAACGCATCATAGTTATCAGAACCGCATAGCTGCCAGGTTGAACCGTTCACCATTTCAATCTGCATTTCCTGAGTAGACGTTCTCGCCCTGACTTCCTCCGGGAATACTTGATCAAGTATCTTGCGCCCTTCACCATCAATGCCTGACCAGATAGCTCGTCTTGCTTGCGTTTGTTTGGGGAATAGATGCCAGTAGTTGCCCACCCGGCTGAAGGATTGTTTAGCAGTAAAGTTTAGACTAGCAGAATCCTTCCCGGCTCTTCGATGCCATACCAGGCACGCTCGTTTAACGCCTTTGTCCATTGCCTCAAAGAATGGCAACTGATGTGGCCTGGGGTTCCAGTTATTCGGTATTGTTATCTGCATACTGCACTAGATTAATTTGCAGCGGCTCACCACCCTCACCCGTATGCTCCACAGCTTTTAAACGCGGCTCCGTATACTCAGCAATCCGATCCCATGCTTTGCTTGCTCTCTCCAGGTCAAGTATGTCATCAGACTTTTCAGCGATCTCATTCATGCGATGTGCGTTCTTCGCAGCCGACAT